TAAAGACGATAAAGCTGTCTTTACAAATCTTTCTGGACGTCCTCCCCCTGACTTGATTAATGGTTGTTTTATTGGTTTAGGTTCAATTCTGATCGGATTCATGAACCTGTTTTAGCGCCATTTTGTGCGCCTATTTCGTTTCCTTTTTCAACATAACCGTCATACATTAGATTTTGTTGACTTTTACCGCCCATAGACAGGACTTGTGGCCTTTCTGTTTCTTGTACAGTTTCTTTAACTTCTGCTGTTTCGGTCTTTTTGGCTTTGTAAGGATTGAACGGCAAGCCATCTTTGATATAGCTTAAACAGGTTTTTTTGCTTATTTCCGCAATCTTAGACCCTTGGTCTGTATAGCAATTACAGCCATTATCACTTTTTACGCAAGCAGAAGGCCAAGGCATGGCGGTTATTGATTTGTTAACGCCGTCATATATTGGCGCTGTTTCGGGTCTATCTTCAATTCTAGGCTTGTAGTCATCTTCTGATAGATGTGGTTTCGGCGGTTCAGGAACAGCCGTTTGTGGCGAATATTGCCCTTCTGCGTTGGTGCCGTTTGCTGTTGGAACAGCAACCGCCCCCACCGCTTCAGGGCTTGAGGCTTGCGCCTCAATTTTGGGCTTTTCCTGTTCTGCCTTCATCGTATCTATCCGATTATTCCAGCTTGAATAGATATACCAACCAGCGGTAATTAAGAGGGCAAGAATAGCCGGGAAGATATATACAACACGGCTTAACTTGGTTTTGATTTTGGTGTGTTCTTCGGCCGATTTATATACGCCAAAGGCTTTTTTATCCAACGTATAAACGCTTTTTACAGCAGATGATACGTCTCTTGATGATGTTGGGTCTGCGCACCTTTCCCATTCCAGCATACGGCGAACGCCCAGATTTGTTTTACCGATGTGGCAATGATGGCCAACCAAGGCGCGGACGTTACTGTCAATTAATCTAGGATGTTGGGTTAATAGAAAGATATCAATGCCTTTGTGACGGTGTGTTTCCAGTTCTGCTACGAAATCGGGAACTTTTGAACCGCTTGGCCGTGGCCTGAATACGCGCTGACATTCGTCAATTACGAGTATTGCTCCTGTCGGTGCCCATTTGTGCCACGTCTGCATTGTTTCGCCTTCAGGAATAGGCAGATTTGGAATAATTTTTTCATCTACTTCAGGAATGCCATCAAGATATAAAGGACGGTTTTTTAAATCTTGACGTGTCATCAAGTCTGAAATCATTTTTAGGGTTTTGCCAGAGCCGGGAACACCTGTGATTAAATAAAGCATACGTTACCCTTTTTATTTTTTACTGATAGAAGCTGACAGTTTAGAAAGACTTTTAAGCGATACAACAAAGGCGAATGTGCCGAAAATCCAGTTCAGACAAACGCCAATTCCTGCAATATAAGCTAGGTTCATTGCGTCCGAAGGAATACCACCAATTTGCGTTTGAACGTGTGATAACAGAAAGCCTTGAATTTCATTTAGCCCTACATAGCTTACAAATGACAGCCCAAGAGCAGTTATAACTTTTCCTGCAACGGTCATTAAAACGCTTGTGATTAATTTGCCCCACATGATTAAAGCTCCTTGACTGCGTTAAAAGCGAAAAATCCGCACATTATGATCGTGCCTAAAATCAAGATAGGCCGTAATAAACGCGCAATGTTACAAAAATAATCATAGGGAATTTCAAACGTTCCTAATACGCCAAGACTAAACGTAGGATTTGCAGGACAGGTGCCGTCAGTGCTGAACACATCAAGCGGTTTTAAATCTAGGTTGATTGCATTTTCAGGTATTTCTAGGTCTTTATAATCTGTATCTCCTAAGTCTTTACAAGCCGAGGCTTCGGGGTGTTTTTCACAAAGGTCTTGCGCATCTTTGCCATCTTTACCGTCCTTGCCATCTTTACCGTCCTTGCCGTCTTTTCCGTCTTCGCCGTCCTTGCCGTCTTTTCCATCTTCGCCGTCTTTTCCATCAGGCTTATCATCGGGTCTGTCATCGGGACGGCCATCAGGCTTACCGTCAGGCTTACCGTCAGGCTTTCCATCGGGCTTACCGTCAGGATTACTGTTAGGATTTCCATCTGTACTACCGCCAGTATTGCCAGTCGGTGCAGGGCTATTATTAGTCTGTACAGAAGCTTCACTACTTCCGCCATTAGAAGGGTTTGTGAAAGTAACTGTATAAGTCTTTTTGCCTTCGGGCGTTTCGACAGGGCCGATTGTAACGACTGTTCCGGAAGGAACTTTGATATTTTCTTTATATTCAGGTTTATCCGTGCCTTCAACAAAGGGGGTAGGGTTGCCATCAATTATAGGTGTAGCAATTTTTAAAAATTCTTCTTCTTCTAATTTTTTTGTTAAAGCTCCATTTTGAAAATAATAACCATAACGTGATGGTTTACTAGTTTCGCAGGCTACTCCATCAAGCCAAAAACAATTTTTAAAATAAATGTTAGGTTCATTTGGTTTTATTACACTATCAAAATATTTTTTAAATTCAGATTCGACTTGCATTACTAGTAATTGTTGCGCTTGTTTTTCACTAACGCCACCTTTACTTAATGCTCGCATTACTGATGAATCAACCCCTACACAGGAATCCTTATCAGTCGTACACAAAGCATCTTTATAAACTTTCAAATATTCGCCACTTACATCGTTAAACTCATATCCGGCAGATTCTAAGGACGGATTAACAATTTGATATGCATCATAAGCTAATGAAGCAGTACCAACATAAGGAACTACTTTTAATCCAAGTCTCGCACCTGTTTTAACGAGACCGAAAGCACCTGACAAAACAGCTTTTCGCGAAACAGTAGCTTCAAACGTTGCATTTACTGTCTGTTTTGATAAATAACCCTCATATCGTGCCTTCATTGCCTCTGTTTGAAATTTTCTATATGAATTATCTGATACAGAACGCGCCCACGGTTTCTTGTCCCAGTGGTCAGTGTGTTGTTTCGTATAAGTTATAGACTTTGAATTATTAACATTAATTTCGCCAGCGATAGCAAAACTAGAAGTAAATAAAACTAATAAAGGTATGATTAATTTATTCATTTTTAACTTTAATCTTATCTAGTTTCTTCTTCTCTATTGATTTATTTAAATCAGACATAAACTTAACCATTTCAGGGTCTGATGGTTTAGGCTTTTTAGGATTTGTATCCATGATAAATAAATCATCATCTAATGACTTTCTATTAAAAATATATAGTTTTCTTTTCAGAAGCCCATAAATATTTAAAATTAAAAAAGAAATCATCATAAAATACCTAATTTCATTAGGTATTAAAATAAATTTGGAGAAATGAAGAATGTAAAAAATTACAAATAAAATATTAAAAGTTTGGGTAAGCATATTTCTAACTTTCGTGAATGTTTCAGAAAATTAGATTCTATGCTTTATGACTTGTTATGACTACTGAAAACTACGAATTAAAACGTATAAACAGATAGCTACCGCAAAAGGCGGAAGCATACCTATAAGAAATTCGATTTCGGGTGTCATTCTTCTTCCTTGTTGCTTATCATGCCTACAGCTTTGATTGCGATCACAATTAGAAATAATGAAACCATTATTAAAACAAGCTGATAGCCTATCTCACGCCCTGCTTGTGCAAATTCGCCATACTGGCATTGAGGGAACGTAAGTTTTACTGTCTGTTCTTGATACTTCCAAGTTTTACCATCAAAAACGGCGTGATGTAACACGCCGTCTTTGTCAATCGTTGGTGAAACTTGGGTCATCAAGACATTGACGGCTTCTTGTTCGGTTTCAAAACAAATTCGGCCTACTTGATAACCCATGATTACGCCTTAGACCTGATTTGCACCGCGTTTGCCAATACGAATAACCGCGAATGCGATAGAAATGCTGACAATGACTGCGCCCAATGCGATAATTTCAGTTTTGTAACCTGAAATTTCTTCTTTCACGCTGTCCAAAATGCCATCAGCCATTACAGGTGCAGACATTGCAGAAACGGCAACAGTTGCTAAAGCGTACTTCGCTTTGTTTTTCAGATTTTGGAATTTCATTTTGTTTTCCTTTAGTTAATGTTGAAAAAAAGTTTTGCGGTGTTTCGGGGTCAATTCAAGGCACACCGCAAAGCCTTGAATCTTGTTTATGCTTCGTCTGAAAAATAGATGTTGTCTTTAAATGCGCGTGGGAATACTTGCATTGATACGATTTGTTGAGGCTTATAGCCTTCATATTTTTCAGGGTGTTTTGTGCGAACTTCGCAAAGGCGCGTTTCGGTTTCGCTACGGATAATCAGGCCGACATAATGCGTCTTGGTAAATGTGCCGTCTTGGTTTTTGCGTTCACGCGTGAACATTCGGTCAAATGATGCAATAACGAAAATACCTTGTCGGCGTTCGGTTTCTTGAGACATGATGTTTTTCCTTTCTTTAAGGTCGGTTTTGCTGGTATTCAACGGTTCGGGGGCGGGACGGGAGGGGCGCTCACACACGGCTTTCGCCGTTCTCCTTGCTTCGCAAGTGCGGTTTCGCGCCCATCCCGCCCCCGAACCAAAATCAACGATTGCTTGTTTCGCTACATATTGATGATGGTTTCTCGGTTGTAAAACGCCCATTTCGGACTAATGAGGCTGGATAAAATACGGTTGTAGTTTTCTTCTGTAATGGCTTTAAGTTCTCTGTTAAATTCATGTTTTGCATACTGTTTTAAATATGGCTCAATGCAGATAATCCATTGCTTGAGCTTCTCGCGCCACAGGCGCGAACCAGCACTTACAAATGAAAAATTGCTGTTTGCAATCTTCCATAAGCTTTTTTTGTCGATGGTGGTACGAATCAGGCGATAGCCTTTGTCTTCGGGAAGTCTGCTGTTAATGTGTTTGGAAATATACTTAGCCACATATCTTGCCAAGCCTTTGCTGTTGGTCTTTACCGGCAGCAGTTCGGAACGGCCGAAACCGTATTTATCCATGTTTTCACGAAGGATTTGCCACAGCTGACGAAGTGCTTTGTTTGCTGACGTGTAGTTTCGGGCTTGAATTTGCTTAAAATTCAGGCCACGTCTTATATCTTCGCGTGTATTAACAATCAGATGAAAATGAATACGACCGCTTTTCATGCGCTCGTATACACAGATATAGTGTTCAAAATGTTTTTTCAGGAAATTGGTGCGTAAGCTGTGGAAACGGCGTTGTGCTTCTTTCACTTCTTGAACGTCATCGGCAAATGTTAAAGTTAAAAAGCCGACATGGTTCAGGCCGAATGTTTCAATGAATTGATGTACATTCATTTCCAAAGCGCATGATGATTTTTTATGTGATGTTGAAAACTCGTTAAATTCGGGTTTGCATTCATTTGGCAAGAATTTTTCGTAACCAATCGGCATTTGCTTTGCATTGTTTTTATTAAGTTTTTCTGTCTCAATGCAGTTGTTACTATTTAGACAAGGAACAGCGCGTTCCGCGCTGCGCGAAGCGGAACGGTTCATGATTGCACCTCCGCCATCAGTGCGGATACGCTTAATTGACCGTATAAATCGGCTTCGCCGTAAGTGATTTGGGGATTGTTGGGATTGCGGATAGGAAAAGCTTTGTTTTCCAAGCAATCGATGGTTCCGCAGGTCTCGGAAAACAGGCGGAAGATGTAGGCAACGGGATTTTTTTCGGGTTGCGGTGTAATTGTGTAGTAGGCAAATTTTGACATTTCAGACCCCTTGAAAAGTCGGCTAATCGGAACTTGTCAAGGGGTTTGGTTTGTAATTTACACTCCCTTAACGGAGTGCAATATATAAGGCCGTCTGAAACACTTTTCAGACGGCCTTTAATCAAAGCAACAATCCAATCA